CTATTTGAGTCCAAGATCCTTGCAAATCTTTTGCAGCAGGCCCTTGCCGATCTCCTTTTGCCCGTGCATGGGCAGTTGCGACGTCCTGTCGCCAAGGATCACGGTCAGGTGGCCGGAACCGCCCCGGTGCGACTCGAAGGTGCATCCCTGTTCGGCCAGCCACCGCTTGAGTTCCTTGCTGTTCATGGCAGCACCATAAGTGGTGACAGTATTGTCGTCAACACTTATGGTGACAAAATCAGGCCCAAATACTTATTTTCGAGGGTGCGAAATCGGTGAGCGATTTTGCATGGTTCGACACGCATCATAATAGCCTTCCATAACTGATTTTTATCTCTCTTCCGTGAGGCCGATTCCGACCTCAAAAAAGTGTCTCTCTTGTCTCTATCGTCTCTCTTGTCTCCTCGTGGGCCGGGGTGGGTGTGCTAGCCCGCAGCCATGGCCATCTTCACCCGAGCGGAAAAAGCCGAACACATCGCCAAGTGGAAGGAAGCCCTGCTGGCCGTGGCCCAGGGACAGGAATTCACCATCGGCACCCGGCGGCTGCGCCGGGCCGACCTGCCCGCCATCCAGCAGCACCTGGACTGGCTCGACCGGCAGACCACGGTGGAAGATGCCGCCGCCGGAAACGGCAACCCCGCCTTCACCTCCCTCATCCCCGGGAGGTATTGCTGATGGGCAACTGGCTGGACGCGATCGTCGGCTACCTTTCCCCGGAGCGCGGCTTGCGCCGGGCCCAGGCCCGGGCCGTCATGGCCGCCCTGGGCGGCGTTTCGGGGATCGTTTCCGGCACGCGCCGCACCGCCGGGAGCCGCGAGGGAACCCTGGCCAATTTCTTCCCGAGCCGGATCAACCCCTACGCCGAGGAACGCGACGCCGACCTCATCCGCGACCGGGCCGAGTCCCTGGTGGCCAGCGACGGCCACGCCGCGTCCTGCGTGGATTCCCTGACGCTCAACGTGACCGGCCCGGGCCTGCGCCCGCAGTCCTCACCCAACGCGCAACTTCTCGGCCTGTCCGACGATGAGGCCGACGCCTTCGCCGACAGCGCGGAAGCGGCCTGGGACCTCTGGTGCGACGAAGCAGACGCTGCCGACACCGACCATTTCAACGACCTGCAGTACCAGGCCTGCCGCTCCATGTTCGCCCTGGGCGAATTCATCCACCTGCCGGTCTGGATCGACGAGCCCGGCCGATCCTTCGGCCTGGCCATCCAGGCGCTGCATCCGGCCCGGCTGCGCACGCCGTGCGACTTGTCAAACAATCCACTCATCAAACGCGGCATCGAGATGGCCCCCGACGGTCGGCCCGTGGCCTACTGGCTGGCCGAACCACCGGACAACCGCCCCCTGGCCGGCCTGTCGAGCGTCTCTTTCCGGCGCGTGCCCCGCAAGATCGGCCACCGCTGGGGCTGCCTGCACCGCCGGCACGGCATCATGCCGGAACAGTACCGCGGTGAGACCATCCTGGCGCCGGCCATGAAACTGTTTTCCGACCTGGCGGCCTACGTGGATTCCGAACTGGTCTCGGCCGTGATCGCGGCCAGCTTCACGGTGTTCATGGAGTCGCTGGGGGACCAGTACGGCGGGGCCGTCGACCTGAGCGGCAACAGCAAAAAGACATTGGTCAAGCCGTACCCGGAGGAGATCAAGCCGGGCGTGGTCATCACCGGCCGCCCCGGCGACAAGCCGCACATTCTGGCCAATCCCCGGCCGGCCCAGAGTTTCGACGCCTTTTACACCCGCATCCTCCACGCCCTGACCGCCTCCACGGGCCAGCCCTACGTGTCGGTGACCAAGGACTTTTCCCAGACGAACTATTCGTCCGCCCGGGCCGCCCTACTGGAGGTCTGGAAACTCTACACCCTCTACCAGGACTGGTTCGTGCGCGGCTACCTGAACCGCGTGTACGCCATGGTGCTCGAAGAGGCCTGGCTGCGCGGCTACCTCGTGGTGCCGAGGGGCAAGCCGGATTTCTACGAAGCCACCCGGGCCTGGTGCGGCGTCTCCTGGACCCGGCCCCCACGCGGCCAGATCGATCCGGTCAAGGAGCGCACCGCCGAAAAACTCGGTCTGGACGCGCTGTCCGACTCGCTCACCGACATCCTCTACGCACGCGGCACCGACCCGGAGTCCATGGCCCGCAAGATTTCTCGAGAACGCCGGACCTATGCCCGGTACGGGCTGACGCCCACGGCGACGCCGGTCGCTGTATCGGTGCAGGTCCCGGCCAAGGACGACGAGGACACAACCGACAAGGAGCAGGCCGCGTGAGCATCCAGTCGCAACGGCTGTGGGCCATGGAGCCTGGCCGGCTGTCCGGCCTGTTCCGGGACATGAAGGCCAAGGGGCTGCCCGACACCGCCGCCGTGACGGCCATGGCCGCCGCCGGCAACGGCCACGAGGAACAGCTCTACGAGCGCGTCGGTCCCCTGGCCGTGGTGGAGATGGCCGGGGTGCTGGCCAAGGAGGGCAGCTGGTGGTGGGGCGTGGCCAGCACGCGCCAGATCGGCGCGGCGCTGCTCCAGGCCGCCAAGGATCCTGGCGTCAAGGGCATCCTGCTGGACGTGGATTCGCCCGGTGGCACCGTGGACGGCACCGAGGAGCTGGCCGGCATCGTCCGGGCCGTGGCCGCCGTGAAACCGCTGTACGCCTACGCCGGGGACCTCATGTGCTCGGCGGCGTACTGGATCGGCTCCCAGGCCAAGGAGATTGGGGCCCAGGCCTCGGCCATGATCGGCTCCATCGGCATAATCTGCACCCATGTGGATTGCTCCGGATACGACGAGCAGACGGGCATCGACGTCACCTACCTGACCGCCGGCCATTTCAAGGCCCTGGGCAATGCCCACGAATCCCTTTCCGACGAGGCCAGGGCCTATCTGCAGCAGCAGCTCGACGCCGTCTACGACCTGTTCCTCGACGCCGTGGCCGAGGGCCGGCGCGTTTCGCGCGAGCAGGCCCTGGCCATGGCCGACGGCAAAGTGTTTCTCGGCCGGCAGGCCCTGGAGCTGGGACTGGTGGACCGCCTCGAAAGCCGCGCCGATTTCATCAACCGCATCGTGCAGGAGGTGCACATGGATCTCAAAACCTTCAAGGCGGAGCACGCCGGCGTGGCGGCCGAACACCGCGCCGAAGTGGCAACGGAATTGTCCGCCAAAGCCGACCAGGACCGGCAGGCCGCCGTGGCCGCCGAACGGGATCGCTGCCTGGGCGTGGTCACCGCCCTGGTGGGCAAGGAACTGGGCGACAAGGTGGCCGGTGTGGTCGCTGCGGGCGTGACCGCCGAACAGGCCCAGGCCATGGGCGCGTTCATGGCTGCCCCGGCCGCCGCGCCGGACAAGGACGAGCCCTCCCGGGCCCAGAAGGACGCCCTTGCGGCTCTCAAGGCCGCCACGGAGAAGCCCCTGAATCCGGCCGCCGACGCCGCCGCCAAGGCTCCGGACTTCGAAACCCTGGTGGCGGCCGCGGAGGAAACGGGCCTGTCCAAGGGCAAGGCCATGGCCAAGGTCATCAAGGAGCATCCCAAGGCGCACGCCGCCTGGCTGGCCAGGCAGAACGGCAAGGAGGGCAAGTAGATGGCCTACCGCAACACATCCCGCCTGACCTATCCGGCCTCCGAAACCCTGGAGGCCTACCGCCTGGTCACGCTCCTGCCCACCGGGCAGATCGCCTACAACGACGCGGCCACGAAGCCTTTGGGGGCGACGGAGTGTCCGGCCCAGGAAACCGGACAGCGCATCGGCGTGCGCCTGCTCAACACCGAGGGCACCGTCGAGATCGAAGCCTCGGGCACCGTGGTCCTGGGCGACGACGTCGTCGCCGCCCAGGACGGCAAGGTGGCGAAAGCCTCCGGGGCCGGCGTGCTGATCGGCATGGCCCTGGTCGGCGCCTCCGCAGGCGGCGTCGTCGAACTGGTCCCCTACGGCTACGGCCACACCCTGAGCTAGTCGGGCTGACAAGGAGGTTTCCGCGATGCCCATTTCCAACGCCGTTGTCCGCCCCGATCTCGGGGCCCTGGCCTTCGCCTACAGCCTGTCGGCCGCCACCATCGGCTACATTGCCGATCTGGTGCTGCCGCCGTTCTACACGCCGCTGCAGACGGCAAAATACCCGGTCATTCCGGCCGAAGCCCTGCTCGAGGTGGCCGACACCGCCCGGGCGCCGCGTACGGCCTACGCGCGCGGCGACTGGGATTTCGATTTCGAGGACTATTCCTGCTCCGAGAACGGCTGGGAGGAACCGGTCGACGACACCGAGGCCAAGCTCTACCGGAACTATTTCGACGTGGAGACCATGGCCACCTATCGGGCCATGTCCATGGTCCTGCGCTCCCGGGAAAAACGGACGGCCGCCAAGGTCTTCGACGTCGCCACCTTCGGGGGCCATGCCGTGGGGCATGCCTGGAACGACTACGCCAACGCCGATCCCCGGGCCGACGTGGTCAAGGGCATCGACGGCATGCGCCTGGCCATCGGGCTCAAGCCCAACGCGCTGATCCTGGATGAGTCCATCCTGCGCCAAGTGTCCATGTGCGATGCGGTCATCGAGCGAGTCAAATACTCCGATCCCAACGCCATCCGGGGCGAACTGACCGTTCCCCAGCTCGAGGCCTACTTCGGCGTGCACATCATTGCCGCCGGAGCGGTAAGCAATACCGCCCCCAAGAAAAAAGCCAAGAACGTCAAACCGCTCTGGTCTCCGACCATGGCCATGCTGGGTGTGGTCAGCTCAGGCGGCCAGGATCTGCGCGAGCCCTCCCTCGGCCGGACCTTCGCCTGGGAGGAGGACGCCCCGGACATGCTGGTGGTCGAGACCTACCGCGAGGAACAGACCCGCAGCGACATCGTGCGGGCCCGGCAGAACACCGACGAGTGCATCCAGTTCACCGGCGCTGGCTATCTGCTGACCGGCGTCATCCCGGAATAAGGGGGCCTGTCGTGACGTTTTCTCCGCTTGAGGCCGCCGCCGTCACGGGGTTCACCTCCCTGCTAGTGGCGCTGGCCGTGCACATGCTCACCAAGCGCAACTACGTGAGTCACCGCCAGTGCGAGGAGCGGCGCGTCACGGTCTGCGCCACCCTCAAGGCGGTGCAGGACGGCCACGCCGAACTGCGCCAGGACATCAAGGACCGCACCAACACGCTCTTTCGCATGATGCGCGCCATGGTGGCCCACGACCGGGACATGCCGGCGGACGTCAAAACCGAGATCCTCAACGAAACCCCTGGGAGGTAGGCATCATGGCCGAAACGAATACCGACACATCTGCAAAACAGGCCACGCCCGGCTTCGACACCCCGGAAGGCATTGCCGCCCTGGGCGCTGCCATCGCCGCCGCCATGAAGCAGAAGGCGGCCGAAACCGTCACCGATCTGGCCGCCGAGGCCGTATCCCTGGCCACGGACAAGCCATCGTTGCGCTCCCGCCTGACGCCGCGCATGCTGGTCTGCCTGGTCCTGGCCGTGGTCCTGGCTGCCGGCGTGGCCCTGCTCTCCCCGCAGCAACTGCCGGTGGCCGCCTACAAGCTGGCCCTGGTCACCATCGCCGGCTACCTGGGCTACTGGATCGATCGCTGGTGTTTTCCGTACGCCCGACCGGATTCCTACCTTGTCGCGGCCGACTGGCGCACCGAAAACAAACCGACGGCCGAGCAGGCCAACCATCCCGTGGTCACGGGCTGCGAACAGGTCTACGCCGCCGCCATGCTGCGCCGGGCTCTCGTTATGCTGGGCACCATGCTGGCCATGGGGCTGGGGCTGTAATGGCCCGGCTGGCGCGCGACTTCGGGGAGATGGTCCTGGCCTTGGCCGTGGCGGCCCTGGCCGTGCTCCTGGTGGCGGGCTGCGACCGTCCCCGGGAGATGCCGGCCCAACCGGCCGCCGCCCCGGCTGCCGCAAAGGCCGCGCCGAAGACGGCGCCCCCGGCCACGCTCGACGGCCGGGGCATCCCGGCAACTGCCCTACGCCACCGGACCGAGCTGATCCGCAACGCCCGGAGCGTCTGGGGACTGGCCGCTCCCGTGGCCGTGTTCGCGGCCCAGGTCCACCAGGAATCCGGCTGGCGGGCGGACGCCAAAAGTCCGGTCGGGGCCCGGGGTATGGCCCAGTTCATGCCGGCCACGGCGGATTGGCTCTCCGGTCTCTTCCCGGAGCTGGCCGCCAACGAGCCGTACAATCCCTCCTGGGCTCTGCGCGCCCTGGTCACCTACGACCACTACCTGTGGGACCGCCTTGAGGCGGTCACTCCCTGCGACCGCATGGCCTTTGCCCTTTCCGCCTACAACGGCGGCCTCGGCTGGGTGCGCCGGGACAGCCGGCTGGCCGCCTCGCGCGGCCTGGCCCCGGACGCCTGGTGGGACAACGTGGAGGCCGTCAACGCCGGCCGATCCGTCGGCAACTGGCGAGAAAACCGGGGCTATCCCAAACGCATCCTGCGCACCCTGACGCCGCGCTATGTAGCGGCCGGATATGGGGAGGGCATCTGCCATGAGTAACCGTGCGCTTTTCGGAGCCACCGGCCTGGTCCTGGCCGTGCTGCTGGCGGCCCTGGCCGGCCAGACCGTCCGGGTGGCCCAGCTCCAGACCAGCCTGGCCAGCATGGCCAAGGATCTGGGCGAGGCCAACACCAGAATTTCGCTTCTAGAGGCCTCGGCCAAGGCCCTGTCCGACGCCCGCGACGGGCTGACCGCCCAGGTCGAGGCCTGTCAGCAGGCCAATGTCCGCGCGCAGGCGCGGGCTGCCGATCGCTGCGTGATCATCCGTGGGGCCAAGCCCGTACCCGCCAGGGCGGGGAAGGTGGTGGACGATGCGACGAGCCGCAACGCTGCTGTGCACATTAATCATTCTTGCCGCGATTAGCGGCTGCGCCGGCAAGCCGGTCACAGTGCAGCACGGGGTTTCGCGTTGCCCCAGGCCGATCCGGCCCGAGCTGCCCGGCCTGGACCCGGCCGAGCATGTCTGCTCCCCGGCCAACCTGGACAGGCTGCTCACCATCGTGGACCGGCAGTGCGGCTACATCGAGCAGCAGGACGCGGCCCTCGATTGCTACGAACGGCAAACCGCGGGGCAACAGTGATGCATGATTTTCTCCAGCACTACTTGAACGACGGACATGTCTACTGCCGGTTGAGGGATCTGGGGCTTTCCGCCGACCGCGCCAAACGCTGGAGCCTGGCCATTGCCCGCTGGTTGCGGCCCTGCCTCTACGGGAAAAGGAGCTGACATGGACATCGTCGATCGGGCGCAACGTGACGAAGGGGCCTACCTGGCGGCCGCCCTGTCTTCCATGCGGAGCGTTCCGGACGAGGAACAGCTCGTGGAGGACGGTCGGGTGGTCTGCCGGGACTGCGGCGAACCCATCCCGGCCGCCCGACTGGCCGCCTGTCCCGGGGCCTGTCGGTGCGTGGTCTGCCAGGAAGCGGTGGAGGCCTCCGGTGATCGATGACGCCGATGCCTTCGTGACCGCCTTTGCCGGGCCGGCCACCTATACGGTCAGCGGTGCCGGGACGGTCGTCCTGGCCGTGGTCGAGGACGGCGACCCGTGGGACGGCATCCCTGCCCTCCTGCGCGACAGCTACAATTGCGGCCAGGTGCGGCTCGGCCGGGCCTGGATCCGATCGGCCGATCTGCCGGCGGTACCGGCCTTCGGCCATAGCCTGGCGCAGGAGGGCACGGTCTGGACCGTGGCCGACGCCCGGCCCGAGGGCGCCATGCTGGTGCTCGACCTGTTTTGGGGCGTGTTCGTGGTGGACGTCACCGTCCAGACCGACCGCGAGGTGTCGGACGGGGCCATGGGATTTCGGCGCACGCCGGCGGATGTCTGGACCGGCAAGGTGGCCGTGCGGGGGCTTTCCGGCAAGGAACGCGTCATGGCCGCCCGGCAGGTGGGCGTGGGCTACCGCTCCGGTTGGATGCCGGCCTGCCCCGATCTGGCCGCCGGCTGTCGCATCGTGACGCCGACCGAAACCCTCCACGTCACCAGCGCCTCCACCGACCACGCGCGCGGCTGGACCGTCTTCGAGGCCGAGGCGCGGCAAGAGGAGCAGGGCTGATGGGCATGTTCACCGATGCCGGCGAGTTGTTCATGGATCGCCTGGAGACCGCCATGGGGGAGGAGATGCAGGAAGAGGTGCGGCCCGAGGCCAAGCGGCTTTGCCCGGTGCGCACCGGAGCGCTGCGCGACTCCATCGAGGCCAGCGTCGAACGTGACGGCATGGTGGTGACCGGCGTCCTGGAAACGGACAAGCCGTACGCCCCGTTCCAGGAGTTCGGTTCGCACGACTATGCGGGCAAGGCCTTCATGCGCGGCGGCGCGGCAAAGTTCGACCTGGCCAAGGTGTCAGCCCGGCTGAAGGACGGCGGCGAATGAGTCGGTTGGCCACGCGCGAGACCGTGCGGCTCCGGTTGCGCCAGGCTTTCGACGTCTGGTTCGCCGCCCATGCCGACCACCCGTTTCGCGCGGGGATTGCCGGCCGGCTGGCCTATCTGCGGGCACCGAAACGATGGGCACGGCCCTATGCGGTGCTGTCCATCCCGGTGGCCATGGAACAGAGCACGCTCACCGAACGCATCTATGCGGTGACGGTGCAGATCATGGTTTTCGCCGACGCCTCCTACGAGGCGGAGGTGCTGACGTCCCACGCTCTCGACCTGTTCGAGGGCCAGCGGATCCCCGGCGAGAGGCTCAAGGACTTTGAACTGGCGCAGGGCGGGGACGTTCCGACCCTGCCGGACGAGGACGAGGTCTGGGGCGCAGGCGTCCAGCTCTCCGGCTTCGTCGAAACCGCCTAAGGAGCTGACATGGAAAGAGCCAATTTTCAGCTGGCCGTGGATGCGGCCATTGTTCTCAATTGCGGCACGCCCGATCAGGCCGTGGTCAAGGGGCTTAACAAGCTGGGCTTGCCGGAGCTGACGCGCGACGTGGTCACCGCCCAGGAGTTCCGGCGGAAGTACGATATCGAGTTTACCACGTCCGCCAAGCTGGGCCGCATCACCTATGGCGGCAACATGCTCGTGGGCGACACCAAGGGGCAGGACCAGCTCAAACAGTATTGGAAAGACAATACCAAGATCCAAACCGCCCGGGCCTACATTGACTTCGACAATTTCATGGCCCCCGATCTGGCCAATGATCCCGATTCGGCCTGGCAGGTGGTGAGCCATAAACCTGGCGAAACGGACAAGAACGGCATCATGTCCCTGACCGGCGAAATGACCTGCGGCGGCCTGTATGCCATCTTCGTCAAGCATCTCGTCGCCGCCACCATCGCGTTCGTAGCCGCCGGCAACACCATCACGGACACGGGCAACGGTTTCGTCGCGGCCGCGTTCGCCGCCGGCCAGACCCTCATCGTCGAAGGTTCGGCCAACAACAACGGCCAGTATCGCATCAAGGCCGTGGAGGCCGGCACCCTGACCCTGGACAGCGCCGTCAAGGCCGTCGTGGACGAGGCCGCCGGCGTCGAGGTCACCCTGCACGGCGGCACGCTGTAACCACTATCCCCGAAGGAGAACGAAGCCATGGCCAGACTGACCGGCGAAACGACGAAATGGTGCCCTCTCCCGGATGATCCGGACGGTGCGAGCATCCTGGTCAAGCACCTCAAGACCGGCGAGGAGCGCGACATCCAGGATACGATCGAGCTGTACGAGACCAGCCTCAAGCCCGACGCCGAGGGCAACCTGCAGCGGGAGATCAAGATCAACCCGGCCAAGGGCGACAAGCGCTATGCCTATCTCTGCGCCGCCGTCCGCGAGTGGAAGGGGTTTTTCGATGCCGACGGTCAGGAAATGCCCTGCACCGACGAGAACAAGATCCGCATGGCCAGGGACGACGAATCCTTTGGCCCGTTCGTCGGCCAATGCCGCACCGAACTGGCCGAGGACGTGGCCAAGGAACGGGAGGCGGCAAGAAAAAACTCCGCGAGCTAGGCCTGTGGCTGGCCGGGGTGGGGCACACACCGTGCGATGTCTGCCGGCGCGCCTTCACTCCGACCAAATGGGACACCCAGGCCGAACGAAAACACAAGGAGAACGGACCGCCGTGCACCACCTGCCGTCCCGGCGTGCATCCGGGCAACACCTCGGCCTACGCCTTGTACCAGCGTTGCGCCGACCAGCTCATCGTCGGGCCCATGGGCGGCGCCGTGGGCATCAACATCCTGGCGGTCAAATGCGTCATGGATCTGATGCGCATCCCCGGCCGGGAACAGGATGACCTGATGCTCCAGGTGCAGGAACTGGCCGGCCTGATCATCGGCGAGCGAGCCCGGGAACGGGAACGGCAGGAAGAAAAGAACAAGACGCGGGGATGAGTGCATGAGAATCAAGGCCGGCACCCTCGCGGTGGACATCACCGCCGACGGGAAAAGCTTCGAAGCTACCCTCAAGCGGGACGATTCCCTGTCCGAGGCCTTTGCCGACAATGTCGACAAACGGATGAAGCGCGTCGGCGGCAGTCTCCAGTCCGTGGGGAAGGCCGCCGGCATGACCGAGGGGGAGATGGCCGCCCTGGAAAAGCGCATGCGCGACGGTCTGGCCGCCGACACCGCTTCCCGGGCGCTCCAGAACCTCAAACGCTACGCCGGGCTGACAGCCTCGGAATACGCCAGTCTGGCCGCCAAACTGGGCGTGGCATCCAAAGAAAGCAACAAGGCCGGCCTGTCGTTATCCGCCCTGACCAAAAGGGCCACGGCCGCCGCTGCCGCCTTTTTCTCCGTACGCGCCGGATTGCACGCCGCCGGTGAGGCATTCAACCAGTTCATGGGCTACGAATCGTCCTTGGTCGACATGGGCAAGGTGACGCATCAAAGCCTTGCCGAGATCGATGCCGCCATCAAGGGCATGCCTCGGATCCTGGGCGACCCCACGGCCCTGATGCAGGGGTATTATCAGACGATTTCCGCCGGCGTGACCGACACCGCGGCCGCCATGGACATGCTGACCGCGGCGGCCAAGGCGGCCAAGGCCGCCCATGTAGCCCAGGCCGATACCATCAAAGGCCTGACCAAGACGATGGCCGGTTTCGACGGCGAGATCCGCAACGCCACCGAAGCATCGGACCTGCTTTTTACGATCGAGAAACTCGGCCAGACCTCCTTCGCGGAATTGGTTCCGGTTGTCGGTGACGTGGCCGAGTCCACGCACCTGGTCGGCGTCTCCTCCAAAGAAATGGCGGCCGGGTTGTCGTTGATCACCCAGACGTCCGGCTCCACGGCCGAGGCCGCCACCAAATGGAAGGCCATCATGGTCGGCCTGTACAAGCCGACCGAGGACCTGACCAAGGTGCTCGACGCCCTGGGCTACAAATCCGGTGTCGACATGGTGAAACAGCAGGGCTTTGTCGGTGCTCTCCAAACGCTTCAAGGGGTAGCCGATCGGTCCGGATTCTCCCTTGGTCGGCTTTTCGAGTCGGCCGAAGCACTCACCGGTATCGCTGGCCTCTCGGCGCAGAATTGGGGGCGTTTTGCGGATATGTTGCACCAGGTGGAGGCCAGCACCGGGGGGACGGATGCCGCATTCCAACGCTGGAGGCAAACGTCGCAGGCCGTCAAGGATACCTACGACGCCACCATGCGCCAGATGGCTATCGAGTTCGGGCATGAGCTGGCCCCCATGATGACGGACGGCATGGAAAAGTTTTCCGCGATGATTCTGAAAAACAAGGAACCGATCGTCACTGCCCTGGGCGGTATCGCCACGGCCACGGGCTGGATCACCTCGGGCGTCATGGCGGCCACCAAAGAATACGAACGGTTCGCCAACGTCATTGCCGCCGCTGTCGCCGTGGCCAAGGGGCAGATGGATTTCAGCGACTGGGCGCTCTCCGGACCCGAGGAGCTGGCGGGGAAACTTCGGGAGGCCGGCGAACGCGCCCGGGCGGAAGCGGAACGTCAGGTCAAGGAGGCCAAGACCCAGAAGATACTCGAAGGCGACAATTCCGGCACCATCCCCGAATTGGCGGGCATGTTCCCGGATCTGGCGCCGGAAGCGCAAACTGCCAAGAAAGCCGTCGACGGCGTGACCGTCGCCCTGGGAAAGGCCGGCGATGCCGCCGAACGCTTCGCCGCCGAGTCCACCGCCGCTTTGGAACAGGCGCAAAACCAGTACATCCAGCTTGAAGAGCAGTATGCCGGCGACACCCTGGGGGCCAAGCTGGCCGCCATCGACAAGCGCTACGACGCGTCGGCGGCTGGCATCCGCAAATCCATGATCGGGATCAAGGGCTCGACCCAGGATGCCGAGGCCGCCCTGGCCCAGCTCGAGGGTAACCGGGCCCTGGAAAAGCTTGTCGCCCAGGCCGATGCCTGGCGCAAATCCATGGACGCGGCCGCCGCCATGCGGGGGGAGCTGGGCCGGCTCACCGACGATCCCACAGCCCTGTACGGCGCGGCCATGACCACGGCCCAGACCTGGGCGGTCGAGCAGCAGAAACGGATTGCCGCCATCCAGGACGAGGCCGAACGGACCAAGCAGCTCGGCGAGCTGCAACGAGCCATGGACCTCAAGGAGGTGGAGGCCAGGGCCCAGGCCTACGAGGGGTTGCAGGCCGTTTCCGCGAAGTACTGGGAGGCCGAGCGGGAACTCCTTGCCGAACATCTGGCCGTGGCCAGAAGGAACGCTACCGACGAAACGGCCTATCGGATCTATGCCGCCGAGAAATGGGACGACTACAACAAGCGGCTCCTGGAGCGCCAAGTTGCCTACTCGGGATCCTTCGCCGGCGTCTTCACCGCCAAGTGGAGTCTGGCCTTCGGTGCGTACAAGAGCGACCTCACCCAGGCCCGCGACGATTACGCCGCCTTTGCCGACAGTTGCATCACGTTGACTAACGGTATTGCCGACGCCCTCTCGGGCGGCCTGGGCGATGCGCTACGGAACCTGCCGGATGCTTTCGATCCCGATGCGCTCTGGAAAAACATCCGATCGCGCACCCTCGACGCCGTCGCCGGATTCGTCGAAAAAAGCGCGGCCGACACGCTCAAGCAGGGCCTGGGCGAATTGGGGACCTGGCTTTTCGGTTCGTCCGGCACCGGCCAGGCTGCGAAACAGGTCGCGACGCCCCAGGCGGCCATCGAGGCCGCCCAGGCGACCATCACCATTGCCTCGGGCACGGTGTCCGGGCTGACCCTGCCCGGGCAGACGACGGGCGTCTCGGCCGTCGACCCTGTCCAGAGTGGCACCATCATCGGCCAAACCGCCGGCCAGGTGCTGGCGCCGGTGCTGATCCAGGCCCAGGCCGCCCAGGGGCAGAACATCACCCAGAGCATCACCACCGCCGTGGCCGAAGTCGGCCAAAGAACCGCCCAGACCATCCCGGACGCGCTCCGGAAATCCATCTGGTACACGCACAACAATCCGGGCAACCTGCGCATCCCGGGACAAACGGCCTTCCAGCAATTCGACTCCATGGTCGAGGGCTTGCAGGGCCTGTATCGCCAGCTCGCGCTCGACTACAGCCGCGGCTACGACACGCCGTATAAGCTGATGTCCAAGTATGCCCCGGCCTCGGACGGCAACAACACGGAACAGTACGCGGCGATCATCGCCAAGGCGATCGGCCTCGCCTCGTCCAGGGACAAGATGGATCTGACCGACGGCGACCAGATGCAGGTCGCCATGGAAGCCATCACCAAGGTGGAGACGGGGGTCGAAGCCGAAGCCGTCGCCACCAGGCAGACCTACGCCAACATCGCCCACCAGATGGCCGCCCAGGCCGCGCCGGTGGGGTTGGCCGCCGGCCAGGCGGCCGCGCCGATCATCGCGGCAGCCGTCAGGCTGGCCGCCGCCAACGGGCTCGCCGTGGGACCGACGGCGACGGTCGGTTTCAGTCAGTTCAAGCAGATGGGCGGCGCCATCGGCTCCTCCATCGTCGATGCCTTCACCGCCGATAGCGGCGAATCGTACCAGTTTTTGAAACAGCTCTCCTCCGCCAGCACCAGCGGCATCAAAAGTCTGTTTACCGGCACGACGAGCGATCTGGCGGAAGGGTACAGCCTTTCCGACTGGCAATTCGCTGAATTGAAGATGCAATCCGGCGTCGATCTCGGGGCCTCCTCCCTCAACTGGCAGCACCTTTTCGGGAACGTCGCCAGCATGGCCAGCGGCATCATGGGCCTGACCTCCTCGCTGGGTTCGGGAAATATCGGCGGGATGATCGGCAGCGGCCTGACGACCGTCGGCGGCGTTGCCTCGCTCATGTCCAGCCTGGGGCTGGGCGGTCCGCTGCTCGGTCCCATCGGCGCGGGGCTCGGCCTCATCGGCGGCCTGGTCGGCGGCATTTTCGGGGGCGGGCAGAAAAGCAAGCGTCCCACGCCGGACTACGCCATCGGCTACGATGGCAACGGGTCCTTCAATGTCCTCGGGTTCTCCGGCAACGCCAATGTGTCCGGCACCTCGAAAGAGTTGTACCAGATGCTCAAGAAGGCGACGCAGAGCCTCAAGAACTACGCCAAAGCCCTTGACCTTTCGACGGACGGCATCCTCAATTTCAACATCGTCTCGACGATGGTGTACGCGCAATATCTCTCCGGGTTCGAGGATTATATCCGCAACACCCAGGTCAAGACGCTGCTTTCCCGCAATGGCGTGCGCGGGGCCTTCGACTATCTTTCCGAGGGCGGCGAGTCGTACGAGGAGGAGGCCGAGCGCCTCTCCACGAGCTACAGCACGGCCGGGCAGTACGCCGAGGCGTTCGGCTACAACCTCAGGACGCTCTCCGGCGTGACCCAGAACGAGATCGACGCCATGCGCCGGCAGAGCATCGAGCGGGCTGGCACCATCGACTCGTACGACATGTTCATGGGCGTGATGGCCCGCGACCTGGGCTATATCAAATCGCTGTTCGACGCGGTGCCCGGCAATGTCGCAGCGGCCCAGAACGTCAGCGACGAGCGGCTGGCCGAGCTCTACGTGGCGAACTACACCTCGAAATTGATCGATGCGGCCGGCGGCGAGGACAATTTCAAGACCGTCATGCAGAATCTGGAGAAGAACCAGAACAATCCCCTGGGGATGCTGCAAAACCAGGAGGCCTATTACACCGCCAAGTCGAGCGGTTCCATCGGATTGATCGGCGACGCTCAGGTGACGATCGACAATTTCTGGTCACTGTTTAACGCGGCGATGCAACAGACCATGTCTCCGGAAAATTTCGAAAAGTGGTCCTACGCATCGACCTGGGTGGCCAATCTGCAGACGGTCCAGGACGCCATCGAGAGCTGGAAGAGCGCCGTCACGAAGGAAATGCAAGGCCTGGACGTCCGGCAGCTCACCGCCGCCGGCCTGGACAAGACCGCCTCCGTGACCAAGCAGCTCACCGATCAGGAATGGGAGCTCTACGACGCGCGCAAGGCCAATGACGACGCGGCCACCATCGCCGCCATCGAGGAGACCCAGCGCGCCGAGAAGGCCAAGGCGTTATCGGACGTCCTGGACGAGGCGCAAAAAGCGCTGGATCAGGCCCTGGGCAACGACTCGGTCAGCGAGCTGCGCGACCTGCCGGCCCAGTTCGCGGACTGGATTGCCTCCGCCCGGGCCCTGGGCGCTTCGGAGCAGCAGCTCGCCGCCATCCGCGACCAGGAGGCCCGAACCATTGCGACCAAGCTGGCCGACGTCATCGCCTCCGTCACCGACAAGGGGCTCACGGATACGGAGTCCTGGCTCAAGGATCTGCACAAGGACGTCGGCCAGGCCATCGTCAACGCCCGGGCTTTGGGCGCCTCCGAGGCGGACCTCTCCCGCATCCGCCAGGCCTCGACCGCGCTGATCGCCGCCAAGCTCGGCGACACGATGGACGACGTCCGGGAAGCGCTGGCCTCCTACGACGGAACCGACCTGGCCCATAGCGTCCGATCGCTCCAAAAGGAGCTGTCCGACCAGCTCTACGCGGCGGCCCTGCTCGGGGCGACCGATGCGGATTTGACGGACATCGGCACGCTCTACGCCTACAAGGTCAAGGCCGCCTACCAGGACTCCATCGACGACGTGGTGAACCAGCTCCAGGACGCGGCCGACGCCCTGGACGATTTTTCCGGCAACCTCAAGGACCTGATCGACGAGCTGTGGCGCGGCGACGACAGTCCGCTGCCGCTCGGAGAGCGCTATGCCGAGGCCAAACGGCAATGGCTGGCGGCCGTGGCCGACCTGGGTTCCTCCGATGATGCCACCCGCAAGGCGGCCCAGGATAAGATCACGGATCTGACCACGGATTACCTGGACCTTTCCAAGGAGTACCACGCGGATTTCGCCTCGTATTATGCCGATTTCATGGGTGTGCAGGGCACGCTGGGGGACCAGTACACGCGGGCGAAGTCGCAATACGATCGCATCCAGGCCCAGCTCGACGCGGCGACGGCCACCGAGGAGCATACCAAGACCACCGCCGAGCTGATGGAACAACTCAAGTCGCTGCAACAGGAGCAGGGCGACACCTGGACGAAGATGCTGACCGATCTGCCTCAGGCCATCGCGGAGGCGGTGGCGGCCGCCGCGTCCTATCGACAGTCACTGGGCTACGCCACGGGCGGGCTGGTGTCGGATCTGACCCGCTCCGGCGGCTACCTGCCCGGATACAGCGCCGGAGACGTCCAGCCGGCCGTGCTGCGGCTCGGGGAGTTCGTCATGACGCCCGAAGCCGTGCAGCACTACGGCGTCGGGCTCATGGACGCCCTCAACGCCCGGGTCCTGCCCCGGGAACCCTTGCGTAGCTACGCCGCCGGCGGTGTCGTCCTCGATGACGGTTTCGTGGTCCGGCAGAACCGGGCCCTAGACACGGCCATGGGCGGTGGTTCCTCCGGCGACGAGGTGGCCGCCTTGCGCCGGGAGGTGGCCGGACTGCGGGAAATCGTCGCCCGGATGGCCGTCAGCACGGACAAAAAGCTCGGTAAGCTGGTGGTCAATTCGGACAGCGTCATGATCCGCGGCGTCAAACTCCAGGAGGCCCAATGAGGTTGATGGTCCCGAAGGACGTCACGGCCGGGACCATCCTGGCCACCAACCTGACCGAGGACGCGCCGCCCTGGGACGGGGACACGGCGTATGCGGTCGGCGCCGTCGTGCGCCAGGACGACACCCACCGCCGCTACAAGGCCCTGCTGGCCAGCAACGCCGGGAAACTGCCGTCCGAGCACTGCTCCGGCACAGCCCCGGTCTGGAGTGATGCCGGCGTGTGCAACGACTGGGCGCCGTTCGACGGCGCGATCAATTCCGTGGCCGTGGCCACGGCCAGCAACGCGACCATCGACGTCACCCTGGACAGCTCCCGCTGCGACACCGTGGCGATTTTCGGCCTGGCGGACGCGGCCGCCGTCGATCTGGAGATGCGCGACGGCTTCGGCGCCGTCGTCCACTCCGGCACGATCCCGCTGGAAAATTTCGAGATCCTCAATTGGTATCAGTATTTTTTCGCCGAGTTCAAGTACCGCCGCGACCTCACGCAGGCTCTCCCCATGTACGGCGCCTCAACGCTGCGCGTCGTGATCCACGGCGTCGGCGCACTCAAACCGTCCGTCGGGACGATCCTGCCGTGCCGGGCCCATGCGCTGGGCCGAACCCTCTATGCGAACAGCGACTTCGGCTTCACCGATTACAGCACCGACGACGAGGACAAGTGGGGTCGCACCGACCTGGAGCAAGGCCCCACGGCCAAAAGCGCCGCCATCGATTTCCGCGTGGACACGGACGACTTCGACTACGTCGTCGGAGTGATCGAATCCGTCCGCGGCAGGCTGGCGGTCTGGGACTGCAACAATCCCGCGCCACAGCAACAAACGCCGTTCGAGCGGGCCATCATCCTGGGCCGGGTGCGCGACTTCAAGCCGCCGGTCGAAGGCCCGACAGTCACCACCTTTTCGCTCGAAATACGAGGAGTGCCCTGATGCCTACCACCTTACCCACCCCCTCGACGCCACCCTCCCCGCCGCAACGTGCGGATGGAGAAACGTCCTTTTGGTCGAAATGTGATGCTTTTGTGCAGTACATCTACGACCTGGGCATCTATCTGGCCGAATTCGTCACGGCCATGACGGCACTGGTCGGCGAGGTGCTCGGCTACCGGGACAATGCCTCGTCCTCGTCCTCCACGGCGACCACCAAGGCCGGCGAGGCGGCGACCAGCGCCGAAGCGTCCGAGGCCAACCGGCTGATCGGCGAGACGGCCCGGGATCAGGCCGTGGCGGCCAAAACGGATGCCCAGACGGCCGCCGGGGCCGCGATCGCCAAGGCCGGCGAAGCGGCGACAAGCGCCAGCCAGGCCGCGACCGCAAAAATGGATGCCGAGGCGGCCCGGGACCAGGCGCGCGCCATCGTCACCGAGGGCGTCCCTCCGGCCACCCATGCCGAGGCCGGCCTCCTCAAGCTCGCGACGGCCGACTCCATCCGCGCGGGCACGGCCACGGACGAGGCCGCTACTCCGGCCACGCTCCATGCCGCCTCGGCCGATGCGCCGGCGGCCGACGTGTTTGTCCGCACCGGCGACAACGCGCTCCTTGACGCCTGGATTTCCGACGCCGACCCGGCCACTCCCGGCAAGGTGGCGCTGGCCGGCAATGCCGGCACAGCCCTGGGGGCGGCTGCCGTTGGCACGAGCAACCGTGTGGCACGAGAGGACCACGTCCATCCGACCACCGGACTGGTATGCAGCGCAGACGCAACGACCAACCCGACGCCGCTGAAAATACCGATCGCCAATGGATATGGCCTCCTGGACGACTGGATATCCAATGCCAGTCTCAATACTCGTGGCAAAGTCGCGTTGTCCGGTGACACCGGCACCGTCTTGGGTGCGGCCGCCGTCGGCACCAGTGACCGTGCGGCTCGG